TGGGGCACTGTAAATCGTCGCCGGTGCAATGATAATATCTGTAACAGCCATACATACCGTCCTTTTCTACGTCAACACAACAACTGCGTCATAGGTCAACAGCACCGCATACACATTCAAATCGGTGTCAAACGCCTCTTGATAGCTCGCCTTATACAGCGATCGCAGCGAAACCCCCGCCGTATCCCCGCGCAGCCCTTCTAATTTTCCATCCACCGCATCAGCCAGGCCATGTGCGTCGTTTTTCTCTCTTGCAAAACAACTGGCATTCACCGTTGTCGAATGGATTGGTGCAGTGCCATCCACGCCCGGCAGCGACCCAATGTCATAACTCACACACGGGCGATCAATCTCCTGCGGAATCACGCCCGGATAAATGCGCGTGCCAGCAATCGCCGTCACCCCAGCATCTCCAACCAGAGCAGCATAGATAATCTTGCCAAGGTCCATCATGTTGGCATCCCGCCCTCTAAATCTTTGCGCACCACATCACTCAACGCCTGCACAAACTGTGTCTTTGTGCTCTCAACCGCATCCGCCAGGAATGGCCGTGCTCTCATTCGCGGAATCGTCACCCGTGCCCGGTATCCAATCCCCGGTATCTTCAGCGCACTCTGAATCTTCAGCCTGCCCGATCTCAGCTCGCCCTTAGCCCGTCGCACCGATGACCCGCCGCTCTTCCGCATCGCCTTGGGCGCAATATTCTTCTTGCGCCCACTGTCTTCAAACAAGTTGCTATACCACGCTGCAAACGCCACCATCACAGCATCAGGCCGGTGCACCGTCGCCATCAGCTTTTGGATATTCTTGCGGTCCGCTGGTCCCTTCACATAGTTGTCTTTCTGCCACGCCAGCACAAACCCGCTTTTCGCCAACGTCCCCGACCTGTGTGGTGCCCGTCCCCGCGCAGCCTCCAGAATCACCGTCCCGCCCGCAAACAAGCCCTCTGGCGTGGATTTCTCGACGATATCCATAAACTCATCGCCATACCACGCCAAATCAACCACATTGCGCCGCAGGTCCGTTCTCTTCTTCACTTTGCGAGCCATTACAGTGGATCCCCCACAATCTCAGAACATTTCAAAATCAGTTGCCGTTGACGATTATCGCTCTCCACAATGCTGAGCACCTGGAGCACCTTATCTCGCCACACCACCCGCATCGCGGGCGAAAGCCCAGCCATATAGCGAATCAACACACTGTGCGAAATCGTCGCCACCACCTGGTCAACCGAGCTCTCCACCTGCTCAGTCCCATCCGTGCTGCGCACATCCGCCCAAACAGTCGCAGAGACAACCCAGGTCGCCACCTCAGCCCCGAAAGCATCCCGCGCCACCGATTTCTGCTGTATTGTCACCCGCTCGCGCAGCTTACCCGATTGCATCAGTATCGAAATCCTCTGTACTCATCCAACAGGCCATCCACAAAGGGCATTTCCAGCACGCCAGACACACCAGGCACCGGAATTGCCGCCTCACGGTTCTCAAACAGCGCCCCGATCAACAGCAACATATACTGCCGCACAGCCGCGGGCACAGCGGCCGCATCTCCCCAGCCCGTCACATACTCCACCACAACTGGATACATGCGCCCGCTCAGCTCAGCCGTTGGCCACGCCTGCCCGTTGGCTAGAGCCAACTGCGCATCACAGCCAGCCTCAGGCACCAGCGCATACACCGACGAAGAAACCGTCTGCTGCACATCAGACGAGTCATACCACTTCACGCTCACAATCGACTGAATAGGATGCCGTGGCAGCAACACCGGTCCCGCAGGCCAGCCAGTCAAATACAGCCGCCATGTTTGCGTGCAGCATGATAGCCAGCCCAGCCGTTCCGCCTCCTGGCGTGCTGTCAAAATCAGCGAGTCAATCAGCGTATCTTCGTCACTACCATCCACCCGCAAATGCAGTTTCGCCTCACCCGGGCTCACCGGCTCCTCAGTTGGCTCTACAATTCGCCGCGCATCCAGAATCATCGTCACGCTGTCACCCTCTCACCTTGTCAATCTTTCTTGCGCCGTTTCACCACAACCGCTTTTTCAGCGCCAGCCACCACGCCATCATTCCCGGTCTCTGGCCCCGTCTCTGGCCCCGTCTGCGCATTCTCAGTCAGCCTCACCGCCCGCCGCATCTGCACTAGCGCCTCACCCAACCGCTCATCCGTGTCAATCTCACTCCCCGTGCCAAAATGCACCCCACCGATCAACACATCCGCCACGATTCGCAGTTTCATAACCATCGCCTCACAAACATCACGAACATGGTGCGCAGCCATCCACGCACCACGCACCACGCCCGCCAAACCTATGTCGTCAGCGCATCCAACATCGCCGCAAACGATTCAGGATGTCGCACTGCAAAATCAGCATCCTGCAACGAGATCACACGTACCGCACCGGTTGTGCCATTGGTATAGGGGTCTACCATAATATCCAGCCCGCCCCACATGCCTAGGAACAAATCAGCCCAGTTCCCAAAGAAAATTGCAGAGCAAACTCCCGATGCAGTGCCCTTCGTCAATGCGCTGCTTACCTGGTTGCTGATCGCCACATCATAGCCATTGACCTGTGTAGCATTCACACCCCAGACCATACCCTGATCGGTCCCAATCACCGTGTTTTTCAGCTTGCCGCGCACCTTGGGATTGGTGATGTATTTGGTCATTCCTACATCAGCATTGGCGACCGCAACCGCTGTTTCCAGCGCCACGATGTTTGCCCATGTTGGTGCTGCACCATTTGTGCCACCTGCGACACTGCCAATCCCACTGGTCGCCGCCACACCTGTCGGTTGATTGCTGCTACCGCTTCCGTGCAGGCCTGCCCGGTCGATCTCTAGACCGAGGATGGTAGCCAGGTCGCTACGCACAAGCGCCTCGACATCGATTGACGATTGCTTGAGCAGTTTGCGACTGTAGTCTACAAAAGCCCCAACGGTTTTTGGGGTCATTGTCACCTGATCAAACGCCTGCTGGCTCTCAGTCGGTGCACCATTCTCAGCCACCCAATAAGCTGTGGCTGCACCAGTTTGGCGAGGAATGGCAATATCACCCACCAGGCCGCTCAACACAGTCATCCCACTCTGCATCAACACAGCCCGATTGCGCAGCAAATCAATGAAATTCTGCGCCAGCAGGTTGGTGGCAACTGTATATCCGCCCGCCGTGTTGGTTCCCTTGGTCAGGTCACGCTTTTCGTTTTCCCCATAAGCGAATTCGTAGGGAATAAAAAAGCCCTGGGGCGAGAATCCCAGCCGCTTGGCAGTTGCTTCGCTTGCCTCCAACTCCATGCGTGCGTTGCGCCAATCCCCAGTAATAAAGGCATTGATCGCATTCACCAGCGAATAGCGCCGCACCTCGCTCTCATTCATGCCAATGGCTGGCGTCTGGGGCACTGGTTTGGCAGCACGTCGCTGTGGCAAATCCTGATCAGCTTCCAGCGCCTGCAATTTGCGCTCGCGCTCGATTTTGCCGTCAAGAGATTCAGCGGCACTCACCAGATCAGAATAACGCTTTTCCTCATCTGCATTCAGGTCACGCTTTTCAGTTTCAGCGCTCTCCAGCAATGCCCGTGCCTGGGTCAACTTGGCTGTGCGTTCATGCTGCCAACCCAAAATCTTGTTTTCCATACAACCTCCCGGTCAAAGAATTTGACCAAATAACTGGAGCCGTCGTTTCCGCAGCCCCATCCGATACAATTCACCATTCTGATTTAGCCGCTTTTCCACCCACCGTGGAAGGGTTGGCAACTCCTCAAATTTATCTTCACCCCGCGTCACCGCACTCGTTTGCGGGTAGGCAGGGAAAGTAACCGGGCTAACCTCATGCAATTTCAGCCGCTTCAACGTGCGTATGATCTGCCCCTCCGCATCCTCATACCACTCATCACCGTCTGGCTGCACATCAAACATCATCGATTGCTGGCTCACATCCCCACGCCCCACCGAGATAAGCGCATCCCGCCCCGCCTGGGTATCCGGTGGAAAGACTTCCATAAACAGTCCCGTGCCATCCTCTCTCAGTGTCAGCGTGCCATTGCGATTGCGACCGAGCACCATATCTGCGTTGTGGTTCCACAGTGATCGAATGTCATCATTGGCAATCGTCTCGCTAAATGCACCAGGTGCAATTTTCTCGCGAAACATCCGATACAAAACCACACTCAGTTGATTAAACACCGCCGCATAGCCGCGGATCATGGCTGGCGTTTCACCAGTTGCCGCCCGTACCTCAAACGACTCAATTGGTAGGATTCTGCGTTCCATCCTGATCATCTCCTATATCGTTGGTCTGCGTGCTGATCGGTGTCATGTTGAGCGGGCGCATGTACTGATCACCATCACGTATTTCATTCATCCCGATCATTTCTCGCACGTCATTCACACTAAAATATCCATTCTGCATCCCAGAAACAAACCATTTCTGCTGAGCATCTGTGTTGCCAATCGTCAGACCAAACGTATCAAACTGCGCAAAATAACTCTTTCGCTCATCAGGCCGCAACAAATCCCGACTAATCGCCTGCTGCCAGATTTGCAACCACGGGCTCAGGGTATAGCGCACAAAATCCAGCCCTTGCTCCTCGATGTTGCTAAACGTCGCTCTGCTCAGATCCCCCACCATATGGGGCGGCACCCGGAAAATAGCAGCAATCTCCGAGCGTTTAAATTGAGTCGTCTCAATGTATTGGGCATCCCTAGCAGGGATTGAAAATTCTTTAATGTCGGTTCCCTCTTCCAGGATGGCGACTTTGTGCGCATTTTCAATACCGCTATGCCGCGCCTCCCACGATGTTTTCAGCCGCTCATAGGCCTTATCACCCAGTACTTTAGGTGAGGTCAGCACCAACCCGGGGCGCGCACCGTTCTCATAAAACTTGGTGCCAAACGCCTCTGCATTGCTTGCCATCTGCAACGCCTGGCGTGCCAGTGCAATCACGCTATATCCCTGCACCCCATCGAATCCCAGCCCACGCAGATGCATGATCTCATCGCGTCGATACCAATTATCAACATTGCGCACATCAGGCTCTTGGGTTGGGTCGTCGCTGTAGTAATACCAAAGCCAGCCATCTCGCTGGCGATAGATCTGCATACGGTCCGGGCGCATAGGCCACACCGCAATCAAATCGCCCTTGCGGCTATAAATCTTTTGCGCATACGCATTGCCCCACGCCGCCAGATGACCCTGCATAATCATTCGCAGCTCAACGCTCGTCATTTCATCGTTGGGCAAATCCCGCAAAATTGAAAACAACGGATGGCGATAGGCTCTGAACTTGCCCCGTTTACCCCGCACCATCAGATTGAGCGGCAGCGATGCCATCGACTCTGCCAGCACCCGCACGCATGCCAGCACCGTAGGGATCTGCGTCGCATTTGATGGCGTCACCGGTGCGCCCGCCGTGCTCACACCACGCAGCGAACTCATCAAATCGGCACTAAACGCCACGCCTCTCTTTTCCGTTGCTGGCTCAAACAGCCTACTGATCAGCCCCATGTTTTGCCCCGGCCCGCTTCAGCGCGCTCAATAACCCGGTCACCAATAACACCACACCCACAAACACCACAGCCCACGCCCCACCAGCGAGCATATAGATCCCCGTCGTAGTCAGCAGCGCCCCCACCAACACAATTACATCGGTTGCATCAAACCGTGCTGGCATCCTCGCCCCCTGATGTTTCCGTGGAAACATTCACCTCAGCCCGATCTGCATCAGCCTGTTGGCCATCGCCCTGGAGGGTATCCGGGTGAGATCGCTCTGCAAACGCCGCCCACGCCTCTGCCATCCCTTGGCGCAGCGCCCGCTTCCGTCTACTCATCGGTTGTGGTCGTCGAAATCGTCCGTTAGATCGCATAGGTTTAATTTTGCCCAGAAAAATGAGTAATAAAAAAGGCGCAGTTTCTATAACCTTTTAGGTTATAGAAACTGCGCCTCGCTAATCGCTTATCGCCTAAATATATTTGATTAATCTGGCTCGCATGACCGGGCTTACCAGAGATTTCGCCACCGACCTGGCTAGATCAGGATTGTGCAAATGTACCCCAACTAGTGGAGATGAAAGGATTTGAACCTTTTCCGATGCGCTAGTCGCATCACTGTCTCGATTATAGCACATCTGTGCTTATCGTCAATCGCGAGTTTACAAATTACAAAACACCCTACACAACAACCGGGTCGATTACCCTAATGGTCACAGTCTCATAAAGTTTATGCGCCAGTACAGCAGCCAGCGCATCACTAACGATCACCTCAACAACACAACTATTATCTAGCTGCAACTCAATCGTAGATGCATTTAGCGCCAAATTGAAACCAACAGCCAAAAGTTTCCCAGCCAGTTGTGTCCCGTCCAATGCCTCTTCTGTTGACTTTTGCTTTTCGACAATATTCCCATGCTCGTCCATTCCCAATCCTGTTGACGGCGGTGGTTTTGGAATATTACCCCACATACTAACCTCCACGATTATCAAGAACCTCAACAACACAATGCCGCACCAACACATCATCCCCGGTCACTGGCTGCCCATGCTGCACCGTCGCCAGCAAATCAAACTGCACCTGCCGCCCATGCCGCTGGCAATCCAACAGCAGCCGCCCCCGCTCAATGCGCAGCGTACCCCAGTATTTTCCCTCAGCCGTCAAGCGGATTTCAGTCTGCTGTTTTATCATAGCTCCCTAACATCCTGCTCATCATATACACTACGCCCAGCATCCGGGTCATGCCTAGTCGCACGGTCCAGCGCCATAATCAACGCCACCATGCCATCGATTTTCTCTCTACTGCGCCGCTTGTCTGGCTTCAGGTTGCCAGCCGGGTCCCGCATGGCCACCAGGTTGTGCGCCATCCACGTCAGCACCGGGTTATCACCGTGAGCAATCACCCCACTCACGATCATGCGCTCCAGCTCCTTCATCGGCGCGCTCATCGACTGATACCCCTGCCCAACTTGCACCATCAACATGCCGGCTTTTTCTGCCTGCTGATACACCTGAGCGGACCCCCACCGGTCAAAGCCCACATCGATGATATTGAATTGCTGCGCATCACGGTCCATCTGTGCATACACATAATCATAATCAATCGTTTCGCCTGGCGTCGCCTCAATGAACCGCTCTTTGCGCCAGGTGTCATAGGGCACCCGATCATCGCGCTGCCGCTCCAGTATCCGCTCCTCAGGCACCCAAAACCGACAAAGCACCCGATATCGATCGCACTCCTCATCTGGTGGAAACACCAACACCCAGGCAGTAATATCCAACGTATTGCTCAGGTCCAGCCCACCATAGCAAGTCTTCCCAGCCAGCGCCGCCTCATCAACCTCACCAGCACACAATTTCCACTTATCTGGAGAAATCCACAACTCTGCTGCGTTCGTCCAAACATTCAAATGCTTGGTCAGGAAATGCGTCAGTGCAGAACCAATTGACCGCGCCTTCAACGCCTTATCCCGCAAATCCTCCAGGCTAACACTAACGCCCAGGTTAGGGTTGGCTTTTATCCAATTGCGCTCATCTCGCCATCCCTGCTCGCTCTTGATGTCCTCTTCATCCAGCGTGTAAATGACACCAAAAAACGAATCATTGTCATAGATGCGCTCTAGCACCTTGATCGCATAATCGCGCAGTTGGAAGCAAAACGACGCCTGGTTGAATCCTGCCGTAGTAATCGCAAACATCATCGGGTTGCGCCTGCTGCCCGTCGCAGTCTCCAGCACCCCCCAAACCTCGTCGGATCTATGTGCGTGCAGCTCATCCACCACCGCCCCATGCACATTCAACCCGTCCATCGAATTGCTATCGCGTCCCAGCGGCTCAAACTTCGTCGCAGTATCTTTGATGTGCAGATTGTCACGAAAGCACGTAACCCGGCGTTTCAACGTCGGTGAGGCCTTCACCATCCGTGTCGCTTCCTGGTGCGTAATACGCGCTTGCTCACGCTTGGTAGCAGCGCTGTAAATCTCTGCACCCGGCTCGCCATCCGCGATCATCAAATACAAACCCACCCCAGCGGCCAGCGTCGATTTACCGTTTTTGCGTGCCAGCTCCCAATAGCTTGTGCGGAATCGTCTGCGCCCATCCGCTCGATACCAACCAAACAACATCCACAACAACGCCTGCTGCCACATCTCCAATTTGATTACAGTGCCAGCCCATTCACCCTTTGAATGTCGCAGATAGCGAAAAAAATCGATCACATGCTGCCCGGCGGCTGGGTCGAAATATAGCCCACGCCGAGCACCGTCAACCAGGTCCCTGCGATGCCGCTCGCACGCCAGGCGCACATATCTGCACGCCACCTGCTCACCGCTGATCACCGCATCAATATACTTCTCAGCCGGATGATCGACGACTGAGGAATTGATCGAATTCATCCACCTGTTTTTCCTCCGGCACCTGTATACGTGATCGACTAGCAGGCGTCATCCCAAATTCAGTCAGCAACTGTTTCATCGTGCGCAAACACTGGTTAATGATCGTGATGTGTGGCGACATCAGCGGGTAACCCTTCTCCGTATATTCAATCATCCCATTCTTTTGCAGCTCAGCGCTCGATTTAACCCAGATGTCATATGTCGAACAGTACATAGCTAAAGCGTCAGCGTCTGCACTCGTCAACAGTTTCATGGCGCTCAGCTCGCGCACCACTCTACGCCACTCAATCTGTGCCGCCTCGGTCAAATGAGTGGGCATTTTGGGGCGCTTAGTGCGCGGCTGAGGCTCGCGAGCATTAAGCGCCCTTTTCCCTGGATTTCCCGCCAGCTCCTTTAATGCAGTTGGCTTTGCTGGACGACCTACCCCCATCGCAACCCTCCCCCCTACGGAATTTCGCGGGTGTGTGAAGTTTGGGACCCGCACGGTCTACGTCTGGAGACCTGTAGAGATTCGATCCCCCCTCCCCCGCTACTCACCGGCCGCAGTGCGTGTCGAGTGATGTGATTTACACAGCGCCATCAGGTTGCCATCATCATGCGTGCCACCATCGCGCAACGCTACGATGTGATGCACCTCAGTGGCAGCCGTCGTCCTGCGCCCTGCCTGGCAATCAACACACAATGGATGCGCACGCAGATACATCGCACGAATCCTCTGCCATCGCCTATCATACCCACGACTCGACGCACTACCACGCCGCTCATCAACCTGCCGCTGTGCCTGTTGCTTGCGTGTAGGACCACACACACTGCACACATGATCCCTTACCAGCCCAGCGCATCCAGGCCTACGACACGCAGATGCAGCCCGCCTCATATCCACACCACGCGAATGAACCACGCACCCATCATCACACCACGTGAGCGCTCGATATACGTAGTCATCACGTGTCGTGTATTTTTGGCATACACAACCAGGCGACCCACGCGCATATAGATATACCCATCATCTATCTCCAACATAGTCACCCACCCCGCTCGACCAACTCATCACGACTCGTCGCATTCGTCAGTAGCACAGATGTGCGTAATCGTTTCAGCCGCGCCTCAGCCTCAATGCGCCGCCCACGCTCACGCCACCACGCAATCAATACCACAATCATGACTACTGTAGCCACGACGCCACCTCTTGCCGTACCGCAGTCAACGCAGCGATCTGCGCGTCGATTGCAATAAGCTGCTCATTAATCTTCTGCAACTTCACCAACGTATATCCCGATACAGGTTTGTCAGGCTCTGTTATCGGCACGCCTATTGCTTTCTGAAACTGCCACACAATCACCGTCGCATGATGACCATTCGGATCATCAACGTCAGCAGAGTTACGCAACGTGACACCATACACACGATCTGCATTCCCACCCGCCCCATCAATCTGGCACCAGTAGCGGCCGCCCCAGCCCATTGCAAAATTCGTTTGCGGTTCTGGCCAGACCTTTTCAAATTGAGCAATCTCCGTGAACGTATCATATCCATAGCGCACAGATAGCCCCGCAGCCCGCAACTCCACCACATTCGCTGGCAGCCCATTCTCATCTAATACAATATTGAAACACGCCGTCTGCCCGGCAACACCCATCACCGCCATCTCTGCAACAGTCAATTGCCAAATCAACACTGGGGTCCATTTAGCAACAGATTGCACAGTCTCAACATTAATGCGTGGCGCATCCAAGTTTTGCAGGCTCAGATTCGGCACAGTCAAATGGAATCGATCAATCACAGTTCTGGAATCCAACGCCATAACTCACCGCCTCCACAACCCACGCTCAACCGCCTGCCCGTCCCGCATCCGATTTACCCAGTACACCGCGCTCTCAATCATCGCGCTCAACAACGCCGCAGGCACATAGCGAGTGATACCCAGCTCATCTGCCCGTTGCATGACCCAACCCAACCGGTCCTCGCCTGCCTCCTGTGCCATCGTCTGTTCAGCCTCTTGCACCAACATCTCAATGATGTGGCGCATCTCAGCCAACGACCAGGCCGCACCCCTCGACGACCGCCCCACCACCACGCCCAGAACGAACAACAGCGCAGAGATCGTCCCCACAAACCACCCGCTATCAATTATCGTCGCCATATCACAACCCTCCGATAACAGACACTCAACCGATTGTACCGCCCACACCGCAGCGATCGCCGCCGCTCAAACTGCCCAGCTCGCCCCAACACCGCACAACTCCAGGCCAGCATCGCCACGCCCAAACCCCACGCAGCAAACACCAACAAAACGACGACCTCACCAATGCCGTTCGACATATTCCTCCATTCCAGACGGTGCACGCAGAAACGCAGCATCTAATGACGCACTGGGATCATTACCCGCCCCAATCTCTGCCCAGAATGCCCGGGCAAACTTCGCAGCATCATCCCCCCGAACCGTCTCAGCCATCGTCACCACATAGGGCACCACACCCAACCAATCCCCCAACGCATCCGCACTACACCCAGCGATCAACAGCACCCGCACGCCCGCCAAATGCTCACTCAACCAGTCAGCATCAGCAACGCCATCGTCAAATTTAATCCCATCCTCATTAGCGTGCGCACCAATATGCAGCAGCTCAATCGGACGGTTATACATCCGCCCACGGTCAACATATCGCTTCAACTTTTCGCGAGTCACACCATTGATCCGGCTCACCGTCAAACCAACCGGTTGCGACCGTGCAGCAGCCAAATCCATCCATCCCGTCACATCACTCGCCGTAACCACCAATAACGCTTTTCGTTCTATCGAAAAAACATTACTCACTTTCTCAGATATTTTTTTTTCAAGCTCCGCTATCCTGATCCCCGATCTCTGAAGCTCCGCCACTAAAAAATCAACTTGCTCCCGCAGCTTGGCAATCTCCATCTCATACTCAGCACGCATCGCCGCAATCTGCTCCTCGCACGATGACACATTGACCGAATAATGACCACTGATCTGCCTCTCCACAAAGCGCACAGTAACGATCACCACCAGCACAATTCCGACTGTATAGATAAGCGACAAAGCATCAAATGTTGGCACCGGATAACCTCAAATAGGCAAATAGGCAAAGCGCAGAATAACCAAAATACGCAGGAAAATCAGAGGAGCCAGGGCGTGAGCGCAACATCTCAATCGCCACCAACAACCACATCACAAAGAGGGCAAAACAACACCACCGCCGCAGTTGCCTACGCTCACCACGTAGCGCAGCAAACAGCATACCGCCAAATGCAACCGCCACACCACCAAACACGATCTCGGCTGGCCTATTCCATGGAAACCCAACCCACAGCCCCCACAGCACTGCCTGCCCAGACAAAATATACTCAGCGTATCTCAGCTCACAGCCAAACAACCTTTCAACGTGCCTGATCATGCGCTACCCCCAAAAAATAGAAAAAGCGACCCCAACCGGGTCGCCATCCCCATCCAGCGCCTAATATAGCACACGTGTTCGCATCTCACAATACTTACGAAGGATTTACAACCATTACGGCGATTAACCTATTGGGACGCATTACGGTCACACTGCAACCATAGCCCAACGCCATTTGGGCAAAAAAAAGAGAGCATGGGAGTCAATCCCATGCTCTCTTTTTGAGTAATGTGTTTCCATGGAAACAAAAAGAGGGCAGGTACAGGATTAACCCTGTACCTGCCCTCGATGCTAAGGATTGTTACTTGCGAGATATAATCACTTTGCCTTTTGCATAATCATCCAACATTCCTTGCAAAACACGTTCTTGCCGTGTCTGGCTAAATTCTTTATCTTCCTATTTCTGCCA